AGTTAACTCCTCCACCGCCTGCTCCACCGCCACCGCTACCTCCACCACCTATAACAACTGCGTATACCCAAGTTATACCAGCAGGAATTGTTACAGAGGTTCCAGATGTAATAGTTTGCTGTAGAGTTAAATCTCTAGGAGCAATAGTAGTAGAAATGGTTGAATAACTGATAGCCATTAAGAGACTCTCCATCCGTAGGCAGAGCCTACATATACTAAGTTGACTGCAGCGTATGCCTTATCAATAAGAAGTGATGTTGCTTGACCGTTTATATTTAAGCCGTTATTTGCAACTGTAATGTTATTGGTTGCAGAGTTTCCTGTGGCGTCAAAGATGTGAATTTCTGCTCCAACAGATGCGGATGCTGGAAGAGTAAGGGTTCTAGCTGAGGTGGTATCTACCATGTAGTTATTTAATGAGGCCAAAGTAATGTTTGAGGATACCGCTGTAGAGGTAAAGGCTCCAGAGGTACCAGTCGTACCGGTAGTGCCTTGAAATCCTTGAGCTCCTTGAGCTCCTGTTCCAGTGGTTCCCTGTATACCCTGGGTACCTTGGGCTCCAAGACCAGAGTACACATCCCAAGATGTGCCGTTGTATCTTTTTATTGCCATCTATTTACTCTCCTGTTGCTGCCCACTAATCATCTTTTCTTCTTTAATTAGTCAAAATGTCAATGATATCTTGAGTAAGACCTAACTTCTCAAGTAATGCTGCTTTGGCATTTGCTTTAGCCTTTGCTGCAGCATCTACTTTTTCTTGTTCTGCAACACGCTCCGCGCTTGATGCAATGTCTATTTCATACTGAGCAAATTCTTCATCATTCATCTCACGAACTTCTGTTTCTTGAGTTACTACATCATAAATAGTTACGATTGGTCTAGTCATTATGCTGAGCCTACCATCCACACTTGCCCACTTGTAAAATTACCGCCATTTCCAATTACTGATATTGATGTTATAGCCGCTGTGCTGTTCCACATCAATGTGCCCATTTGTCCTTGGTTAAGATAAGACGTAGCAGCCCAAAATTTACCCATCTTGTAACCTCCTGAAGCAGTTTGGTCAAGTTCAATATAAAAACCATTAGTGTAGTCCGGAAAATGGTACCAGGAAGAAGATAACTCTATAAGACCGCTTGCATATCCTTGACTACTAGTTGTTACAGCATTAATTTTGTAATAATTAGTACCAGTATCGCCATTAATTCTTACAAGAGGACCATTATTACTTGAACCTACATTGTATCCAAACAAACGAAGATTTTTGTAACCGCCAAGACTAGAAAAAGTTACAGTGGCACTTCCAGTACAAGTTTGAGTACCAAGGCTAGTAATAGTTCCACCATAAGGTGAAGCATAAGTGGAAACAGATGTATTGATAGCAGAGATAGTGGGAACTGCACCAGCAACTGCTGTTGCAATGTCTGAGTTTGCAGGGCCTACGCTGTTAGCGAATAGGCTTGATAATGTGACTGTCATTTATGCGACCTTCCATCCATAGCTAGAACCAGTATAAATCAATGTTGCAGAACCGTATGCCACGTTCATGACGAAGTTCTGTACAGAGCCATGCAAGTTTGAAGAACCGGGGCTGACTGTAATGTTATTTGTTGCAGATGAACCCGATGCATCAAAGATACGAATTTCATCGCCCTGCGTAGGAGATGCAGGAAGTGTGAGCGTCCAAGCAGAGGATGTCGTTACAAAGTATTGATAACGAGCAACTAGTGTTGTAGTTGCCGCAATTGCAGACGATGTCCATACGGTTGGTGTACTTCCCGTAGCACCTTGAGTTCCTGTTCCAGTGGTTCCTTGAAGACCTTGAAGTCCCTGGGTACCCTGAGTACCGACTGTAGCAAAGCTGTTATCAACCCATACATCACCTGTAACAGGATATGCAGGAGTGGTATTTCCTACAAACATACGTTTACCTACAAGGTTATCTGTAGGTATTGTAGTAGCTGGGTTATTTTGTGCCATTATGCTATCTGACTTCCAAATGCTGTAAAGGTAAGAGCGTTAGCCGTACCGGTTTGGATGTAGAGGGTATCGGCGGTTCCACCATTTGTCATGGTAATACCTAGCGTGTAGGTCTGTGTTTCATAGGCAGGAATTGTTTTTTGATAGACAATAGCTGTAGCTGCCGTATTTGTTGCAGAGGCTTTGTTGCAGTAGATGCTTGCGACGGCTGCGGTTGCAGTTGTGTTACACACCACGATGGTAGATACCACTGTAGATGTAGAGGATGGGACTGTGTAAAGCAAAGCTACAGAAGTGTTAGCTGGCGCTGCTTGACCCAAAATTAAATATGAGGTTGCCATGTTACTCCTTAACGGTGGTTTCTAAATTATCCCTAGTTAATCTCTGTTTGTATGGGTAAAAAACATTCTTTATTACGGGACACTAATGCTGGATTTACCCATATTTGGTCTTCCATCATTGGCCCCCACTCATGGGATGTATCTACAAGTATAAAGCCTTGTGCGGACATAAACTCAGCTACCTTATCCCCGGTAACATGGTCAGGATGTAAAGTTATTTTTTCGGTCTCTAAATGAAACAATTTCACATCTTTAAGACGCTCTCCAAAGCCTTGTAATACTTGCCAAGTATATCCTTCGGTATCTACCTTTACAATATCTATTGTCCCTTCTGGATGAGCGTTTTTTAATAAGCTATCCATACGAGTTCCTGTTACAGATATTTCTTGGATTTTATCCTCATAAAATTGTGCTGGTGGATTTACAGATGTATCTTTACTAAAGATTGAAGAAGTGCCCAAAACTTCAAGGTTGTCAGAGATGACTTGGTTAAAGGTAACAGTCTCATCTTTTTCAGTAATAGCCGTAGAATATACTTGCATCCACGGGTATCTTTTACGAGTTAACTCTACGCATACTGGATTTGCATCAATGGCGATAACTTGATGTCCCTGTAATTCTGTGTATAAGAAGTTTGCATCATCTCCATCTCTAGTTCCTACGTCAATAATTACTGGTGCTTTAGCGCCAAAATATTTTCTAAAGTTGGTAACAACAGGTTCTAGTGGACCGATGTACTCTTGAGTGTCATCAACAGTACGTAGATTAGAGTGGATAGAAGAGCGGTATGCGAAGTCTATATTTTCTTTTAAAAGCGTTTTAAATAAAGCTATAGCTTCATCTTTACGGCCTACCCACCAACCACTAACACCTTTTTCAAAACGCAATCCATACTCACCTGGGTAATCTACCCAGATAGGTAAAGATGACTGTTTTATTGACGCAAAAGATAATCCCACCTCTGCTGTAGTGTAAGACTCTTGCCATTTTTGATTGCGTTCATACCAACGCGAGAGTAAGAACCACGCTTCTGGACGAGAAGGTATAAATGCCATTGCTTTTTGGTACAGGTTAACAACTGTATGTTCTCTATTTTTTTGGCTGCTAAAACAATGTGCAGCTTTTAGCAACGATGCATAGACATGCTCAGGATGCGTGTAGTAACCGTATTCTGCAGTTCGCAAATAAAAAGATACCGCAGATGCTGTCTGCCCAATATTCTCGTATTCCATAGCGATGCTTAAACTAAGGATAGGATTAAACGGGTCTTTAGAGAGTGTAACTATTAAATCGTCAATGTTCTTATACACCGATGGCCTCCGTTATTAGCGCGTTTACTACATCTGTAGGTACTTCAAGTATGAAGGCTGCGTTATCTTGAAACCCAAATGAGATAAGAAGATTGTTATTTAGCTCAGCAGCACCAGCACAGAATTCAATTTGCCCATCTAAAAATGACCAAGATTCTGGAGATAAACCTATTAGTTCAAATTCAGAATTCCAAACACATAGGCGATGACGGTATGAACCATTTTTTTGGCTTAAGTAGTTTTTGTATAGCACCACCTCATGTGTAATAGCAATGTAATACTCACCCCATTTTATGACTTGGGAACCACCACGTTGGTCAGCATTACTCCATTTACCATCTTTGAGAGATACCTGCGTACAGGTAGGAGCATCAGGATTTGCTTGAACAACCTCTGTAGGAACGGTCCATTTAACGTATTGAAAATCTTTTTCCAGAATCGGCATCCAATTTTTTTCGCAGTAAGAACTCTCGTCAATTGGAGCTGGAACTCGTATACGTGAAACTTCTTTAGCTGTCCACGCTTCTTTATCTACCTCTAGTTTAGAGAGCTCCATACGACCTTGACCATTGGTCGTGGTATCACGGCGAACTCCTGTGCCATAATACTCACCGCCCCATTTAACAAGGCGAGCATCTTCTAAACCTACAAATGTCCATATAGGCTCTACATCTAGAGTGGATGTATCAATAGGGCAATGGTTTACAATGTTTAAGTCATTATCTAAACGCAATAAATAATTGTCTGTTACTAACCGTTGATCTTCTTCCGGATGCAAATAAGAAAGAGGACCCCAGATACTAGGGAATCGTTGGTTATGCTCTGAATGGTAAAGAGTGTAATTTATATGGCGCAAAATACAGAGTATGTCACCATCATCATCTATGAAGATAGATGGATTCATTAACCCAGTTCCACCAGTTATTTCTGCAGGGATTATTAGAGGCTTTAATTTTCCGCCTTTTTCTACCGAACGTTGTACCAGATTCATGTGGCGCAGTCTATCTTACATTCCTCCCAAAAGGAACGAGTCTACATACAAACCTGGATAATTTCCAGCAGTTATATTTCCAGTAGTTGTAAGGCTTGTACCAGTTGCAGCTCCAATGTTTGGAGTTACAAGTGTAGGAGAAGAAGCAAATACTAAAGAGCCAGTTCCCTGTGTTCCAGTTACGGTTCCCTGAAGGTTAGTGCTAGATGGTGTGGTTAAGAATGTCTGAACGCCCGTACCTAAAGTGAATGAGAAACCACCCTGAGTACCTTGTAGCCCTTGTGTACCTTGAGACCCTGTAGCTCCTTGGGAACCAGTAGCTCCTTGGCTACCTGTAGCTCCTTGGCTACCCGTGGTTCCTTGGCTACCCGTTGTTCCTTGAGAACCATTAGTTCCTGATGTACCTTGGGAACCAGTAGCTCCTTGGCTACCCGTGGTTCCTTGGCTACCCGTTGTTCCTTGAGAACCATTTGTTCCGGATGTACCTTGGCTACCAGTTGTACCTTGGCTACCTGTGGTTCCTTGAGAACCTGTTGTTCCTTGAGAACCTGTGGTTCCTGTGGTTCCTTGAGCTCCAGTGGTTCCTTGGAATCCTTGGATACCTTGAAGACCTTGAGCTCCTTGTACTTGTAAGCCTTGGATTCCTTGAATACCTTGTATTCCCTGCAATCCAGCTAAAGAAAATGTCCAGTTGCTGTATGGTCCTGTACTGCCTACAGCCACATCTGGAGTCATAGTCAAGATGCTTCCAGCTATAGTAGCTGTTCCTTCTACAAAGTTAGTTGTAGATTGGATTGCACGTACACGGTCTCCCGTGACGAATGCTCCAACCGTGCTTAGTGTCCAAGATTTAGTAGTGGTGTTAACTGACTGTGAAGTTGTGGATGTAACTCCAGAAAAACCTGCTCCAGCAGTTCCAGTAGTTCCTTGTGCGCCTTGTACTTGTAAGCCTTGAATTCCTTGGATACCTTGTGTTCCCTGTGTAGCCGTACCGGTAAAACCTTGGATTCCTTGTACACCTTGGCTGCCCGTTGTACCTTGAGGACTTTGAATGCCCTGTATTCCTTGAGTTCCTTGGCTACCAGTAGTTCCCTGTGAACCTGTTGTACCTTGGCTGCCTGTTGTACCTTGGGTACCAGTCGTGCCTTGGGTACCAGTGTTTCCTTGAGTACCTGTAGCTCCTTGCGTTCCGGTTGTTCCTTGGCTACCAGTTGTACCTTGGCTACCAGTGGTTCCTTGAGAACCTGTTGTTCCAGTTGTACCTTGGGAACCAGTCGTACCTTGAGAACCAGTTGTACCTTGGGTTCCTTGAGAACCAGTGTTACCTTGTGTACCTTGCGTTCCTTGAACACCGGTTGCAATTGTTACAATAATTACGCTTGTGTTGTTAGAAAACCCAGTTGCACCAGTGCCACCAGATGAAACATAAGACACGGGAATTTGTACGTAAGTATTGGAACCAGGAGTTACAGTTCCATTTACCGTAAATTTTTGGTAATTATCAGAGTTATTGGCGTCTTGAATAAGGAGGTTATCTCCTGATTTTAAAATTGCAAGAAATACGTCAATATCTATATTGCTAACAGTTAAATAATTTACATAAATTGCGGTTGCAGAAGTCTGTGTGGCATTGTTATATCGGAAGTAACCGGAGCTTGGTTGAGAGTTTGTTTGGCTATTTGCATCAACTTTATAATCGTAATAGCTAGATGAGACACCGCTTTGACCAGTGGTTCCTTGCGAACCTGTGCTTCCAATGGTTCCTTGAGTACCTTGGGTACCTGTAGTACCTTGAGTACCCGTGGTTCCTGTGGTTCCCTGCGATCCTGTTGTTCCCTGCGATCCTGTAGTTCCTTGGCTACCAGTGGTTCCCTGTGAACCTGTGGTTCCTGTGTAGCCTTGAATTCCTTGAATACCAGTAGTACCTTGGGAACCTGTAGAACCCTGTGCACCAGTACTGCCGGTAGTTCCCTGAGAACCAGTTGTGCCTTGGCTACCAGTCGTGCCTTGGGAACCTGTAGTTCCTTGGCTACCAGTTGTGCCTGTTGTTCCTTGTGTACCAGTAGACCCTTGGCTACCAGTCGTGCCTTGAGTTCCTTGAGGCCCTGTTGTTCCTTGGCTACCTGTTGTACCCTGTGGACTTTGAATGCCCTGTATTCCTTGGGTGCCTTGGCTACCAGTAGTTCCTGTAGCTCCCTGTGTACCTGTTGCTCCTTGTGATCCTGTAGTTCCTTGAGAACCAGTTGTACCAGTTGTACCTTGAGCTCCTGTTGTGCCTTGAAAGCCTTGGATACCCTGTATTCCTTGAAAACCTTGGCTACCAGTGGTTCCCTGTGAACCTGTGGTTCCCTGTGGACTTTGAATGCCCTGTGTTCCTTGAGTTCCTTGGCTACCAGTAGTTCCAGTCGTACCTTGGCTACCAGTTGTGCCTTGGCTACCTGTGGTTCCTGTGGTTCCCTGTGGACTCTGAATGCCCTGAGTTCCTTGAGTTCCTTGGCTACCAGTAGTTCCAGTCGTACCTTGGCTACCAGTTGTGCCTTGGCTACCTGTGGTTCCTGTGGTTCCCTGTGAACCTGTGGTTCCTTGAGCTCCTGTTGTACCCTGCAACCCTTGGGTGCCTTGGCTACCAGTAGTTCCTTGAGGACCTGTCGTTGTTAAAGAACCATCTCCCATAACATACTGAGCAGAAGTTCCACCTGTGGTGATATGTCTAGCGGCAGTAATTTTACCTGTGTAATCAACTTTAGCCAATACTGCGCTGGTTGAATCTTGCCATTCCTGTAAGTCTGCAATACCAGCTACTGTTGCAGCAGAACCTCCAGATGTATATGTATCGGTTAATGTACTTGGAGCTGTGGCAGTAAACGTGCTTGTATTTGCTGCAGTTACAGTTGCTAGTGTTAAGTTAAACCCAGTACTTGCTGTAGCTCCAGGGTTACCTGAAGAAACTACGCCAGTGATTGTAACTTTTCCACCAACATATAAATAACCAGAAATAGCAGAAGTGTATGTAACTGATGTAGTTCCGTTTGCAGTTGCGGCAGTTACGTTTCCTGATGCACCACCAGCGCTTGCTTTCACAACAAAACCTACGCTGTTAGTATATGCACTTTGGTTTATAAAGAATCCGCCAGAGTTAAGTGCGTTAGTACCCGAAATGCTAGAAACAGTTAACGAACCTGATGAAGAACCGGAGCCGTAATATGTTGGAGAATATACTGCGGAAGTAGTTTGGATGGTATTGGTGGTGTAAAACTGACCACTAGACCCAATATATGAAACCATTGAACCTGAAGAGTTTTGCCACTCAGTTAAATAGGCAGTGTGTGAAGCTGCGGCTTTTATCTCTAGCGGTGTTGTTAAAGCGTTAGGAGCTACGATGCTTAACATACCCGTAGTTTTGACGTTACCAAACACAGTGCCACTACCAGAAGCCGTAAATGTTGCAGAAGGGTTATACACCGTAGCAGTCCAAGCACCTGTGCTGCCACCAGTTGCTGTGATAAGGAATGTTCCGTTAAAATACGTTGGAGTAACCGATGCAACAACAATGTATGTGCCTGTAGTAAACGGGTTAGCTGTACTGCTTGACGTGTAAGTTGCAACAGTTGTTGAGGCAGCGCTGGCTGCAGTTAAAGTATATTGAGTTTGGTTAGCTTGAATAGGTAAGGATGAGTTTAAGGTCAACTGTGAACCTGGAGTAAGTATTCCTTTTGTAGTACCGTTTTGGTTTAAGATTAAAGCGTTAACAGCTCCAGCACTTGGAGTGTTTATTGTTACCGGTACTGCAGTTACTGATGTTGGAGCAAAGGTGTTATCTGCAGTAAAAGTGTTTGATGTTCCTTGTATTGTTGCGCCCGAAATTCCTTGCAGACCTGTAGTACCTTGAGTACCTTGAGTACCTTGTGTTCCTGTGGTTCCCTGTGTACCAATAGAGCCTTGAATACCTTGAGCACCTGTTGTACCTGTTGTTCCCTGGGTTCCAGTAGAGCCTTGCGTACCTGTAGCGCCCTGTGTACCAAGTGTTCCTTGAGCGCCAGTGGTGCCTTGAGAACCAGTTGTACCAGTAGTGCCTTGAGCACCTGTTGTTCCCTGAGCACCTGTTGTTCCTTGAGTACCTGTATCACCTTGAGTACCTGTAGTTCCCTGTGAACCAGTTGTACCAGTTGTACCCTGAGTACCAGTAGAACCTTGAGCACCAGTGTTACCAGTTGTACCTTGAGTTCCAGTAGAGCCTGTAGCTCCTTGTGTACCAATGGTGCCTTGAATGCCCTGTGTACCAGTTGTTCCTTGTGCCCCTGTTGTACCTTGTGCACCTGTAGTGCCTTGAATACCTACGGCACCGTCTAAGTTGACTGACCAAGATGCAAAAGTTCCTGTGCCAACAATTCTATCGTTGGTAAAAGTTAAAGAACCTGAA